CAATACAGAATGCAGGAATGCATTTTAAATTAAGAATACCATTAACGGGGGAATATAAAATTGGCGAGACTTGGGCTGACACACATTGAAAAATTCAAAGTTCGACTTGGACTTGGCTTATGGCCAAGACCGAGAAAATAAACTTGCTGCAATATTTGATACTGACAAATTTAAAGTTGAAGTTAAGACTGAAAGAGATTGGTGGTATCGCACAGGAAACATCGCAATAGAAGTTGAAAGCTACGGCAAGCCGTCAGGCATAGCTGTGACTGAAGCAGACTATTGGGTGCACATTTTAGCAAACGGAAAGAAAGATTATTGTCGGTTAATATTTGATACCGACACAATCAGACAACTTGCTAAGAAATACAAACACACATTGAAGAGCGTAGGCGATGGTAAGAAATCTAAAGTTGTTCTTATACCCATCGTAGAGCTTTTTGATAAATCAAATTTAACATTAGGAGAAACAGATGAGAACACTATTAATTGATGGTGATATTCTTATTTACAAGATTGCTTCTCAGAATGAAGAGCCGACTCATTGGGGAGACGGGTTATGGACTTTACATTGTGACGAAAAGATTTGTAAAGCAGAAGTCGATAAACAAATACAAGAACTACTAGACAATCTTGAGGCCGATAAATTTATTATCGCACTCACAGATAAGAAAAACTTTCGTAAAGATATTTTACCAAGTTACAAAGACAATCGTAAACAGAAGCGCAAGCCTTTAGCACTACCTTTCTTACGACAGTATTGCATAGAAAAATATGAAGCTGTCATTATGGACAGTCTTGAGGCAGATGATGTGTTAGGCATACTAGCTACAGAGCCTTCTAACGAAGAGCGTATTATTGTCTCTATTGACAAAGACCTCTATCAAATCCCGGGTAAGATTTCTAAAGACGGTAAAACCTTTGAAGAAATATCAGAGAATGAAGCCAACTATTGGCACATGATGCAGACGCTCACAGGCGACAGCACAGATGGTTATTCAGGCTGTCCGGGAATAGGTGTCAAGACTGCACAGAAAGTATTAGGAGACCACGCAAATGTTCCCCTCTTAGACCTATGGATGCGAGCTCTAGCAGCCTACGCCAAAGTTGGTTACTCAACTGACGAAGCTCTAGCCCAAGCACGTGTCGCAAGGATTTTAAGAAACAACGATTACGACAGAGAAACAGGAGGCATCAAGCTATGGCAGACTTCGTAAAGAAACCTCCTCATTATTTCAGATACAAGATAGAGCCGATTACGTTCATTATGCAAAACGAAGTGCCCTATGCAGAGGCGAATGCAATTAAGTATTTAATGAGATGGAGATTTAAGCACGATACAAAAGACAAACAATTGCAAGACCTACATAAGGCTAAACAATACATTGATTTACTAATCGAAAAAGAAACACAAGAGGACGACAAGCAACTCAGCTTTCGCTTTGGTGACAAGCATGAGTAATAGTCTACCTACAAACTACCAGCAATATATTCACACATCACGCTACGCCCGGTTCATTGATGAAAAGGGAAGAAGAGAAACTTGGAGCGAAACAGTTGAACGGTATTTTGATTTTATGGAACAACACTTGAAGAAAAACCATAATTACAAATTGCCAAAAGAACTACGCTCCGAGTTAGAAGGGGCGGTATTGTCTCTTCGCATCATGCCTTCTATGCGTGCTTTAATGACAGCCGGTGCGGCCTTAGAGCGGGACAATACTGCAGGCTACAACTGTAGCTATATCCCGATAGATGATGTACGCAGCTTTGATGAAGTCATGTACATACTTTTATGTGGTACAGGTGTTGGCTTTTCTGTTGAAAGAAACAACATAGAAAAGTTACCTGTGATTGCAGAAGAGTTTACTGACAGCGATACAGTCATTGTTGTGCAAGATAGTAAAGCAGGATGGGCTAGAGCATTTAGAGAGCTGCTAGCTATGTTATACGGAGGACAGATACCAAAGGTTGATGTCACACGTGTTAGACCTGCAGGCGCACGATTAAAAACTATGGGAGGTAGAGCAAGTGGTGCACAACCTCTAGTAAACTTATTTGATTTTACAATTGATATGTTTAAGAAAGCAGCAGGCAGAAGACTTGATGCTATTGAAGCACATGACTTAGTTTGTAAAGTTGGAGAAGTTGTAGTTGTTGGAGGTGTTAGACGTTCAGCTCTTATATCTCTTAGCAGCATTCAAGATGACCAAATGCGCAAAGCAAAGTCAGGTCAATGGTGGCTAGAGAACGGACAGAGAGCGTTAGCTAATAACTCTGGCTGTTATTCTCGTACACCAGATATGGGTCTATTTATGTCAGAGTGGAAGTCACTCTATGACAGTAAGTCAGGAGAGCGTGGAATATTTAATAGGCTAGCTGCAAAGAATAAGGCAGCAGAAAATGACAGACGTAATACAGACTTTGAGTTTGGCACTAATCCATGTAGTGAAATCATTTTAAGACCGTATCAATTCTGTAATCTTACAGAGGTAGTTATCCGGGCAACCGATAATAAATTAGAATTGAAAGAAAAGATTAGACTTGCAACAATACTAGGTACGTTTCAATCCACACTTACAGATTTAAAATATCTCAGAAAGATTTGGAAAGATAATACAGAAGCAGAAAGACTGTTAGGTGTTTCGCTTACAGGTATTATGGATAACAGATTAACAAGCAGGCCTACAAAAGAACTCTTACAAGACATGAGGCAGACTGCTATTGATACTAACAAAGCGTTTGCTAAAAAACTAAAGATACAGCAATCAACTGCGATTACTTGTGTCAAACCTAGTGGTACTGTCAGTCAGCTTGTAGATAGTGCTTCAGGCATACATTCACGACATAGTGACTATTATATTCGTACTGTAAGAGGTGATGCCAAAGACCCACTTACAAGGTTCTTAATTGACAAAGGCATTCCACATGAACCAGACGTTACAAAACCTAGTGACGTGATGGTATTTTCTTTTCCAATAAAATCACCAGACAAATCTATAACACGAAATGATATGTCAGCTATAGAGCAGCTAGAGCTGTGGCTTATGTATCAAAAGCATTGGTGCGAACACAAACCTTCTGTAACAATTAGTGTTAGAGAGAATGAGTGGTTGAAAGTAGCATCTTGGGTTTATGATAACTTTGATGAAATTGCAGGTATAAGTTTCCTACCACACGTAGAACATAGTTATCAGCAAGCTCCTTACCAAGACATTGATAAGGATGAATACGCAAAGCTTAAAAAAGCAATGCCATCTAATATTGATTTTACAGACCTACAAAACTACGAAAGTGATGATAATACTACAGGTTCTCAAGAGTTAGCGTGCGTTGGAAACGTATGTGAGCTGGTCGATACAACAAAAGTTCCCGTCTTAGAAGAATAAACTATGGAAAAAGATAACGATTTAGTCTTACCAAAGACTGTAACTGAACTTCTCGAACTGCTTAATAAGTTATTCCCGGAGAAAACGCCTGACTTAGAGCATACTCCCAAAGATATATATTTTGCTGCAGGCCAGAGAGACGTAGTGAGATTCTTAAATTTTCTTAAAGAACGTGCTGATAAGGAGGCAATTTTATAATGTGTTTAGGAATGCGAACAAGTAAACCTGTAGTCTACAGGAGACCCAATCCGCAAGACATTTATTACAACGGTAACATTTATGACCCAAAACCAAAGGATGTTATAGATGCAGAAAACCAAGCTAAAGCAGAAGAACTTGCCAATCAAACAGTTGGTAAACCAGCCAACGCTCCTACCAGCAATTTATTAAATCAGTCCTCAACAGGACTACAAATCACATAAGGAGGATAGCAATATGTGTATGGGAGGAAGAAGTGACCCAGCTCCAGCTCCAGCTCCTGAACCAATTCCACAACCTGTAATTAACGCATCACCAATTGGTGACTCACTTGCGCCTGAATTGCAGATTGCTGAAGAGGCAATGGATGAATCTGCTAAAAAGAAGCTGAAAAAGAAAAAGGGAACAACATCACTTAACACTCAACTTTCGTCTGGTCTTAACATACCAGCTACATCAAGCGGGATTAACGTAGCATAATGTGTATGGGAGGCGGAGGCGGCGGCGGAGGCGGCGGCTTCGGAGGAGGAGGCGGAGGCGGCTTCGGCGGCTTCGGTAACTTTGGCACAGGATTATCTTTCGGTGGTGGTAGTGGCAACTTACTTGCAGCTCCCGGAGGAGGAATAACCAAACCTGTAAATCCTAACATCAAAGAAGGTCAAAAAGAATTTTTAGGTTCTAAGCCGGGCTTTGATGAAAAGAAACTAACCGCACTCGCAAACAAAGCAGGTAAAGAAAGTTTGTACGTTAGTTAATGAATGAAGATTACTCAACTAAACAACATACCGCTAAAGAACGATACGAAAAACTAAAAGAGAAAAGAGAACAATATTTAGATAGAGC